GTCACTCCCGATGCAGAAAAACAGGTGGCTTATTGTGCAAGGGTTAGTAATCCAAAAAATCAAGATAGCGATAATATTAGCAAGCTATTAAAGTATTGTATAGATCATGCTCATTGGTCTATATTTGAAATGGCTTACATGACTCTAGAGATTAACACAACCAGAGGATTGGCCGCACAAATTTTACGTCATCGCAGTTTTACATTTCAAGAATTTAGCCAGAGATATGCTGATGCTACTCTACTTGGAGAAGAAATACCACTTTTTGAACTTCGTCGCCAAGATAATAAGAATCGTCAAAATAGTATTGATGATGTTGACCAAGAAGTTATTTATAGATGGAACAGTAAACTTAGGGAACATTTTGCAAAGGCTAAAGCAATTTATGATGGAATGATTAAAGACGGAATAGCAAAAGAATGTGCCAGATTTGTACTACCTTTGGCAACTCCAACCAGACTTTATATGAGCGGATCAATTCGTTCATGGGTTCATTACATCCAACTAAGATCGTCCAACGGAACTCAAAAAGAACATATGAATATTGCTAATGAATGTAAAGACATTTTTGTTGAACAATTTCCCACAATTGGAGAGGCTCTTGGTTGGAAAAATGAAACTATTTAATATTACAGCACAAGTTTACAAAAATAACGATAAATCAAAACAAAATCTTTTGATTAATCAGGCATATGATGGATCTTCGTCAGAGGAAGCATTGGCTAATTTTAAACTACACTTTCCTTGTATAGAATTTTCTCTAGTAAAGATTTTATCTGTTGAAGAAATCTCTCAAGAAGCGGCTTGACTCTGGCCGATACTGTGATATACTGTGACCAAGGAGATTCTATGAACAGATACGGTCTTTGCTGCATTAGCCTCAAACTCAAAGAGCAGGGTTTTAGTCATCAAACTATGACCTATAAGCGATTTAATTCGCTACCAAGAGAAGAAGCACTAAACATTCTTGGAAGCAGAATTCAGAACAATCTTATGGTCACAGACAAGACCATACAATTTTGTGCTGAAAATAATTATGTTTATCGTGTTAGTAGCGATATTTTCCCACTGATTACTTTTGATGAAGCCAATATTAGTCTTGAAAATTTACCTAACTATGATCTTATTCAAGATGAGTTTGATAATATTGAACAGACAATCAAGCGTACAGCAGTTAGAGTATCCTGTCATCCTAGTGAATTTAATAGTTTGTCAAGTCTAAATCCTAAAGTTATTGATAAAACAATAGTTGAACTTAATTTCTATAGTAGTTTCTTCGACAGAATCGGTTTACCAGCAAACACTAATGCTCCTATGAATCTTCATGTTCATAACAACAATGGAACACGCGAAGAAATCAGTAGTAGATTTTATGAAAACTTCAAACGTCTGGACGAAAATTGTCAGAAGCGTATGACAATAGAAAATGACGATAAACTCAATTGTTGGAGTGTGCGAGAACTTGTAGATATTTTCTATCCTATTACTCGTATTCCAATTTGCTTCGATTATTTACATCATAAATGTCATCCTAATAATCTTACTGAGCGTGAGGCTATTAATATGTGTTATGATACATGGCAAACTCGTCCACTTTTCCATTATAGTGAAAGTAGGCCAGGAAATAATCCTAGGGCTCATGCTGATTATGCAGAAAATCCATTCAATAATTACGGATTAGAATTCGATGTTGACATGGAACTTAAAGCAAAAGACTATGCTATAGAGCATCACGCTGAAATTTGTAAAGGAGTAGTTGTATGAGTGCATGGCTTATTGCTTTTACTGGATGTGTTTATTTATATGTTGCTCTGGAGCAGTATATACTTCACAAAAATATTGGTATGCTAATTACATATATTGGTTATGCTTTTGCAAATGTTGGATTATATATGCTAGCAAATAAATAAGGATATTTTATGAAAGAGCCAAAACGAATACCACTAACTGATAATCAAAAAAATAAAGAACCACAAAAAATTAGACTTTTACCAGATACTAATAATATAGATTATCTTGATAAAGATGAAGATTATCCAAAAAACAATCCGCAAAGCATACAACAATTGGAATCCGACAAGACTAGTTAGATGCTATCATTACGCTGCTGCATTTGATGGAACAAAATTGATTTGTTTTACCCAAAATAACCCGATCAAAACACACACTGGTGCTTACAAAATAGGCGAAAATTTTAATCTTCCTAAATATAAAGAATTTCCTTTTTATCATGCTGAAAGTCATCTGGTATCTAAATTGCTTGATCGCTATAATACCATTGATTCTAATTGGTCAGTTGTTGTTATGCGCATTAATAGAAAAGGATTAATTCTTGGAAGTAAGCCATGTGAAAATTGTAGCAAATTATTGAATAGTGTTGGATTAACAGACATATATTATAGCACAGATTGTGGTAATTTTAGTGACAGTTTTGGAATTTTGACTACAGCAAACGAGTTGACAGTGCCGATGAGTATGGTATAATCCGTTCACAGGAGGATACCAATGAACTGTATTTATTGTCAAAACGATATGGATTTTGATCGGTATGAATTTCTTGTGGAAACTGGTCGCAAAATTATCTGTAAAGATTGTAGTGTAGAAAATCGTGCTGTGGGTTTTATGAATTTTTCTCACAAAACTGCACCAGACCTAATCGTTTGTCCTGCAAATGCTACAGAAACACTTAGAATTCTTCATCGTGCTAATCGTCGTGCTAGATAATCTTATTAGATTTTCTAATATTATCTTTAGCCCATAAAGGCTGTAGATTAGTATAATGAAAACATAATTTTTGTTGATCTAAATTTGTTAAATCAAAACTAGAACACGGTTTAATATGATCTATATGCCACTGTCCATAATTGCCCCAACTCATACCTTTAGTGAATTGTTTTTCTAAATGATCTTTTAGATCGCTGATCGAACATCCCAACAATTCTAACGATGATGAATGTTTAGAGTTTCTTTTCAATGCTTTCCATATTCTTCCTCTAATTAAAATTTTGAGTCTATACTCCATATCTTCATAATATTTTTTATTCGCATACAGTCTATGCTTAATTCTAAGAATACTTTTATTTTCTTGTTTGTATTTCTTAGATTTTGATTTACGTTTTTCATGATTTTTATAGTATGATCTTAAACTACTTTTGCGAACTTTATCCGAATTATTTTGTTTCCATTTTTTGTGAATTTGTCGATCTCTATCTGGATTATTTTGTCTCCATTCTTTATTTATTTCAGCATAACAATTACGACAATAAACACATTTACCATCCTTTTTAGCCTTATTGTTACTAAATTCGTTAAGTTCTTTTTCAACCCTACATTTAACACATATTTTCATGCAACACCTTGACTTTAACAAACGATCTGATATATTTACCATACACCGATTGTATCCACAAAACTAATTATTTTTCGGAGGGCTAGATAAATGAATTGGCTTGATTTATATAATTTTCTTCATAAACAAGCAAATGATATTAAAGCATTTGGCAAGTTTGATTGGCAAAAAGACGTTAAGGTTTATGATAATGCTTATGGAGGATTATTTAGTGCTGATCTAATAGAATTTGATGATCTTGGTCGCAAAGAGTTTTATCTAAATATTGATTCTGGAGAAGATAATGGATCTTGAAATCGAAAGCCTGTTGTTTAAGCAAGTAGAGAAACCTAAACAACATATGATGACTAAGATTATTAATGTGTGGGAAAATAGATATAGAATTAATGTATATGTTGAAATAGAACAAGATAATCTAACCAAACGTAAAATTCACTCTAGTTATTTTTGTCATTATACTCCCGGTAAACTTACAATCATAGACGGTCTAAAGAAACCCTCTTGACAACGCCGATAACTGAGATATACTTAGAATATCAAAACCGACACAGGAGATTACAGATGCCCAAGGGTAAAAAGACTTGTCCTAATTGTTCTAACATGGCTGGGCCACGAGCCTATGTTTGCAAAAATTGCAACCATGTTTTTTCATTCAAAATGAATAACAAAGAGAAGAGAACGCTTAAAGCAATTAAGGATTTTGACTGGAGAGAACTCCAGAAGGGAGATAAGATTAAGGTTGGATCAGGCCCATATTTTCTTCACAACGGAGAACTGGTTCCTATGGGTTATAGAGGTAAGTTTGTGGTGGAAAAAGTTGATGATAAGGGGATTTGTGCTTGGGGTCTTGATAAGAGTGCTGGATTTGCCCACATTTATATGGGGCCGGATTATCAGAATCCTGAAACCGGCGTATGGAAAGTTAAGCATAAGATTCTGAAACTCAAGAAGAAAGAAAATCAAGAGTCTAATAGAGAACTGGTGTGATGAATAATCAGGCTCAACTAGATGACCTTTTACATTTGAGAGAAGAAATAGCACAATCTCTTAAAAAGATGGGTGCTATACTACAAATCTATTTTCCAGAACAATACCCTGATGCTTATCAGCACTGGATACCTCAGATATTGACAGCACTAGACAATGATGTAAAATGGTTGCCAAGAGGACAGTTGACTTTGCAAGATACGATTGACCGAATTAAAGACAATTCTGACGAATCTGCTGGTGTATCTAAATATATCAAATAATTGGAGTAAATATGGACGATCAAATTTACGCTATTACTAATCTTAATGGTTATGTTTCTCAGATGAGAGAAGCAGCGGCTAATAATATTAGTGAAAATAGTAGTGAAGATAATTTGGATAACTATATTAGTATCGACCAAATGATTGGTGTAGTAAAAAATAATTGTCTAGGATATGATGACAACGATTATGTTTTGCTGGACGAAAATAGTAATCAAAAAATTTTTGAAGAAGTATCAACTTGGATTCACAACGTAGGTCTGGCTAAACTTGCCGCACAAGATTTGGTTGAATGTGCTTGGGACGATGAATTAAACGAAATGGTTTTTTGGCAAAAGGAGACTCCAAAAAATGACAAACCCAAGCGAAAGCGAAAACGAAAAGATTCTTAATCGAATCTCTTATCTTAAAGAAGAAATATGGGAAGCAAGAGCGTACATAAGTTCCGAATCTTGCAAAAGATGCTCTGATATGTATGACAAAATTCTAAGATTAGAACAAGAAATAAAAGGCTTACAAAGAAAATTGGAAAAAGATGAACGTACTTGATGCTTTAAAAGATTTGTCTATTCCAGATATTGCTAAGTATTGTCAGGATCAAAGTATTCCCGCTAGTGTTGCTATGATTAATATTAGCGGAGATTTTAATCTTAGCACAATGGTTCGTAATGCTAATTTTTTTGGATTCAGAAGCGTTCATTATGTTGGTAAAAAGAAGTGGGATAAAAGAGGTAGTGTAGGAACTCACCACTATACTCCTATGTATCATCATAAAACTGAAGAAGATTTTATTAAATCACATTCATCAAGTGGTCGTACATTAATTGCTATTGAAAATAATATTCCAGAATACAAAGATATTACATTTGATCCTTTTAGTTTTGATTTCTCTAATGTTGATGAGCCAATTTTTATTTTTGGAGAAGAAAACTCTGGTTTGTCGGAGAAGATTCTAATGGCCTGTAGTTGTGTTCTAACTATTCCTACCTATGGTAGTGTTAGGTCTTTAAATGTCGGAACAACTAGTGGTATCATCATGGGTTTTTATCGTCACTATTACGAAAAATTTCTCAAGGGTTGACAGGGATCGGTCGATAAGGTATAATACGAGAGTTGATGGTTGATCTTTTACAATACGGGGCCGTCATCTAATGGTCTAAGATGCGAATCTTATAAATTCGTCAAGGTAGTTCGATTCTACCCGGCCCTATTTTTGAACTATAAAATATGATCTAGAACTATTACCTTTGTTTTTCGCCTTGTAAGTAGGCAATTGACAATCGCAGTTTGGACAAACAATACGGAGATTATCAAGCATATTATTGTTGGACTTCCCATCAATATGATCCACAATAAGTGTAATGGGTTTACCATTCCAATTGTCTCCAGATTGTCCGCAGATCATACAATTATTTCCATATTTGCGTATAAAATATTTTCTAATTCTCGCATTATGATAATGGCCGTTTCCAAATCCGCTTGACTCTATGAGTTTGTCTGATTTTTCTCTTTTATGTTTAATTTGACAGTTTTTTGAACAGTATTTTTTTGTATTATTAGTGTAAAATTGAGTTTTCTTCTTACAACATAAGCACTTAAAATATTTTTTTTCTGCAATCCTTTTAGGTTTTATTCGATTATTGTATGATACGCCGCATGATCTTGAACAAAACTTTGGATTATTTGTTTCTCTGGAACAGTTGACACATTGACTCATAGCCGAATCTCCTTATTATAACTTGATAAAGTATATTACACCATATTCGATTCAAGACAAGCAAATATTACATGACTAATCGCTCAAAACACTTGCCATATTATGTAACGATAATTGGCCTGTTAACTCTGTCTTTTGGTTTTAATCTTATACAGAATGAAGAAATAAAGTTACTCAGACAAGAAAAAATGATGTACAAAGTTTTTTTTGAATATTTGTATTTCAAACTAGAATCTTTACAAAACAAGGATTTTGTGTATAATAATGATACCTTTGGGGGCGAAATGTATCGATTGGATTAATTTGAATACAACTAGCAAGTAGTGGT